AAGTCGTAGCAGCGTAGGGCGGCTCTATCTTTCCAGCGTCCCCAACCGGCGCAAGGCGCTGAGCACGTCGCTTGCTGGCTTGGCCGGCGGAGTCGGATTGTAGATTGTGGTCGGAATGCTGGATAGCTCTCTCTGGAAGCCAGCCACTTCGCCAGCCGTTGGCGGAAGGTACACGGTCTCATAGCCTTTCGATTGCGGTGATGGCTTGGGCCGCTTAGGGCAGGCAGTGAAGTGCTTGCTGATTTCGCGGGCGCTCAGATTCGCTCCACAACCCCAACCGCAGGGCATTCGGACACCGCATGGTCGGCCACCTGGATGTTTAGTTGAGTCCATGCTTAGATTGTACGATGAACTGGATTGTAAAACAAATACTTTGTCGTGCAAACTAACGCCCCGCGAGAATTGATAGCATTGGTTTTATGAGTCCCGATCTAGTATCGTCCAGTCATCAAAAGTCAATCCCACAGCTAGAGCCTTGGACGTGGACGAAGAAACGCGAAGACGCCGCCAAGTTGATGTGCCAAGGCGTGTCGGATGTTCTGATCGCACGTAAGCTCAACGTCAACCCGCGGTCGATAGCGCGGTGGAAGGATCGGGACGAGTTCAATGAGCGGCGCACGGAATTGATGGCGGAACTGACGCTCAAGGTGAAGCGCGAGTTTCTGGCGAACAAGAGCGGGCGTATCCAGTCGCTGGTCGAGGACTTCAACGCGCTGTCGCTGATCCTGAACGAGCGCGGCATCGACTGCGAGTGGCTGGATGAAGCGGGCAAGCCGCGGAAGTCCGGGGCGCCTGGCGGGTCCACTGGCTACCTAGCGAGGGAGTACCAGAGCAGGGATACGGCCGATGTGATGCACGAGGGGAAGCCGGCGAAGGTTACCTCGCCAAAGGCCGTGTACAAGTTCGATTCCGCGATCATGCGGGAGCGACGGGAGTTGCGGAAGCAGATCGCAATCGAGCTTGGCGAGTGGGAAGAAGTCAAGATCCCCGATTCGGATCGGTTGGACGAAGTTCTGGCAGTACTCCGCTTCGCCCAGGGAAATCAAGGGAACGATGACGCCGACGGCTAACAGTGAGGACTTCAAACAGCAACGGGACGAGATTGGGAAAACTCGGAAGTTGCTGCCGTTCGGGGAGAAGGCCAATCGGTTCATCTCGCGCGACCCGATCTACGACGCGCGGATTAACATCCTAGATGGCAGCGTCCGGTCATCGAAGACCACCGCAATTACTCTCAAGGTACTGCGGTGGCTGTGCAAATATCGGGTGGCTGGCAAGAAGATCTTCACCGGCGTATCGAAGCAGGCAGTTTACGACCACGTCCTTAGCGATCTCTTTGAGTTGGTTGGGAAACAGAACTACAAGTACAACAGGCAATCCGGAGAGTTGACACTCTTCGGAAGCGAGTGGCTGGTTATCGGTGCCGGCGATGAAGGATCGGAGAAGCGCATCCGTGGTGAGACTGTAGGCTTGGCGGTATGCGACGAAGTTGTGTTGATGCCACGCAACTTCTTCTTGATGCTCCTGAGCCGTATGTCGCCAGAGGGCGCTAGGCTTTATGGTTCGACTAACGCCGAAAGCCCGTATCACTGGCTGAAGACGGACGTTCTCGACAGCAAGGATTACACGCACGGTCTGGGCCAAGACGTATGGTGCCAGACGTGGCTGCTACGGGATAACCCCAATATCGGCCAGAAGTACATCGACTTCCTGGATCGCTCCTACGTTGGCGTATGGCACAGGCGATACGTGGAGGGGCTCTGGGTTTTGGCGGAAGGAGCCATCCTAAGCTCTGTCTTGACGCCGGATATCTTCTACAACGACTCCACTCGCCCGGTCGATCTATTCAGCCGGAATGGGCACGTGTCCAGGGTAGTCTCCATCGACTGCGGGATGAACCATGCGCAGGTCTACGGGGAATTCTTCGACCAAGGCGATACGGTTTTTTTGGAGAACGAATTTTACTATTCAGGGACACGGGAGGGCAAGTACCTCACGAACCAGCAATTCGCAGACGCGTTGATTCTTGGCGATGAGAAGGGCTGGCCGGGTTTCCCGAAAGATCCGCGTGAGTGGCCTCGGGTCCGGATTGATCCATCGGCGCTCAGCTTCAAAGTAGAGCTTCAGAACCGGGGCGTATTGGTCCAGGATGCGGACAACACGGTCAAGGACGGTATCCGTCGGATGGCATCCATGTTGGGCCGCAAGAAACTCCGCATCCACGAAAAGTGTGTAGGCATCCGCGGATCGCTTGAGACGTATTCCTGGGATGAGAAGGCCTGCGCGCGCGGTGAGGAAAAGCCAATCAAAGAGCACGATGATGGCGCAGATTGTTGCCGGTACTACATCCAGAGTGAGATCAGCGACTGGCGCCTCGCTGCCTAAGTGGGGCGCAGAACGTTGCTGGCACGCCGAGTCGGCGTAGAATAGTCTCATGCGAACTGCAAGTTACGAGATGCGCCGTTTCAATTCCGATCTGGACCACGTGTACTGGGTGGACCGGATCACGGGAGCTATCGGCGGGCGGATGAAGTTCGACGAGTTCCAGGAAGTTGTCAGCGGGAAGAAGCGGCAACAGGCCGAGGTTGTGGCTGCGCCGGACAGGGCGAGCCGTTGGAGCCGCCCCATGGCGGGACAGACGATCATGGCTGATATTGCGGAGCAGTTGACCATCCTCCGCAGCCTGCCGCCCGCGCCGGACACATATATCGCAGCGCGAAGGCCATGAACCAGCCTACATTCGGGCGCCTTTCGGAATTGTACGCCAAACGGATGGAGCGCCTCTTCTCCGGCCAGCTATGGAGCATGGTGCAGAAGCCGGGGATCGCGGCTGATATCCGGTTCTACAAAGCGGCGCTGACGTTGGCGCGGGAAATGGCCCGCAGCGTTGCATCGAGCAATGCGAAGTCCTGGCGCGAAGCTGCGATGAAATCTTACCGCGGCCGGCAGATTTACGAAGCGCTGCAAGCGGAGTTAAAGCGCGAAGGATTGGTGCTCCCGCTGGAGCAGATCGCCATTCGGAACGCTCAGCTGATCTCCAGCGTGCCGCAGGACATCGCAGAGCGGATCACAGCGCGGGCAGCGAAGCTGCGGAACGAAGGGAAGCGGGCGGCAGAGATCGAAGCGGACATTCGAGCGTGGGCGCCGCAGTTGGCGAAGAGCCGGATCAAGATGTTGGCGCGCACGGGCATAGGAACAGCCAGCAGCAACCTGACGCAAGTACGGGCGCAGAACATCGGGCTCGATTGGTATCAGTGGCTCGACTCGGAAGACCAAAGGACGCGGCCATCGCACAAGGCGATGCACCTGGTTCTGGTGAATTGGAACAACCCGCCATCACCGGAAGCGCTGATCGGGGAGCGCAGCACGCTCGGTAAATATAATTGTTCGTGCTGTCCAAATTGCAGGTGCGTCCCCGCCCCGCTTGCTGATCTCGCTGAGGTCCGCTGGCCGTGCAAAGTCTACGACGGCAATCGCATCGTGACCATGAAGCGTTTCGAGTTCGAGCGGTTGGCCGGCGTCGAAAAGATCGCAGCGTAAAAGCAGAAGTTCAAGCGTTAGCGAAGGAGAATGTGATGGTGAAAAAGTTAAAAGAGAACGAGAGGGGCTTCTACGGCACCGCGAGTGCTGATGCCGGCAGCGTAAGTGTTGGAATGCTGGGACAGCAATCGAACTCCACAGGGAAGCGCCTGTACGAGATCGACAACGAGTGCAGCCAATTCAACGTTGCACTAAATACATGCCGGGACATGGTTTGCGATCTGGCTGAACGGTTGGAGCCATTCCTGAGCGAGCAGCAGGAGGACAGTGAAGGAAAGTGCGACCCGAAACTGTCCTGCCCATTGGCTATCGAAATCCAGGGCTGGCGGCATCGGGCCGAGGCCATCAATTCAACGGTGCGAAATATTCTGAGACGTCTGGAAGTGGATCGGTCGGAATCACCGAAGGACAAGTGATGGACGTGGGCTACGCGCTGAACATCCCGGAAGTGCAAAGCGGAGACGCGGCCATTGCGACCCGCCGCGGCGAGCCGCTGATCCTGGAGCCGGGCAAGACCTACGTGATCATGATGACTCACGCCTTCGGCCATGAGGCGCTGGAGTCTCTACGCAAGCACATCGCGGTTGAGCAAGAGCGCACGGGGATCAATTTCATTATCGTTGGCCCGGCGCTGAGAGTGAAACCGCTGGGGTGGCGCGACCGGCTGATGGCGTGGGCGCTCCAATGAAAGTCTTCCCTGGTTCGAAGGCGTGGATGCGGATGGACCGCTCCAGGCGAAGGCGGTCGCGGCGCGCGCGGCGGTTGGGCATCACCGAGTTCGAACTGCTGGTCCGCGAGACGCTGGCCGCCAGCAAACCGACGCCGCCAACACAGCGCCGCAAGAGCTTCATGAAGCCGAAGATGAGCTTCGATCTGCGGGCTGGCTCCGCAACGCTTTCGACTTTCGTATACGACGACACTCTCGGTTAAGCAATGGCATCGCCCGCTCACATCCAGATCAACTGCAACGCCAGGCTGGGCCGCCGGCGGTGGGCGCCGGAAGTGAACCCCATCGCGCAGATGCTGGGGATCAACCCTAACGCGAGCGGCGCGGCCTTCGATGCCTTCGTAAATGCACCGGCCCGGCTGGGCGCGGGGATGCCGAATCTGGCAGAGGGTGCCGACTACATCCTCCAGCGGTTGACGTTCGACTACTGGCTGCTGATCACGCTGTACGAGAACCACTGGATCGTGCGGCGCATCGTGGACACGCCAGCGAAGGACATGATTCGTGCGTGGCCGAAGGTCAATACGGATGCGGACCCGAAGGATTTGGACCGGATCAGTAAGTTGATTCGGAAGACATGCACCGCGGATCGGATTACCCAGACGATTCAGTGGGCGCGATTGTTCGGCGGCGCTGGCGCGCTAATCGTCATCGACGGGCACGAGAATCAACTCGATGAGCCTCTGAACCTGAAGGATATCGAGATCGGCGCGTATAAGGGTCTGATTCCATTCGAGCGGTGGACCGGCATTCATCCCTCGTTGGAAATCTGCACGGATATCACCAGGCCAACGGACTTTAACCTACCGGAGTTCTATGAGGTCACGGCGCGGGACAAGTCGTTCAAGGTTCACGCAAGCCGCATTCTGAGATTCACCGGGCCGCAAGTGCCGACGCCGGAGCGGGAAGCCTACAGTATGTGGGGCATCTCGGTGATGGCACCAGTCTACGAGGAACTGCGCAAGCGCGACAACCTCAGCGCCAATCTGGTGTCTCTGACGTTCCGCGCGCAGATCCTGGGGATGGTGATGCCGGAGTTGGCGCAGATGCTTTCCGGGGCATCCATGACCGGAGCCGCGGCGCAGCAATTCCATGGACGGATGGAAGCGTTCAACCAGCTTCTCAGCAACCAGAGCCTGGCGCTGCTGCCGAAGGATGGGTCGCTTCAATCGACGAACTGGTCCGCTTCTGGGTTCGCTGAGTTGTATGCGCAGTTCCAGATGGACATTGCCGGCGCGGCGGAGATCCCTGTCACGCGGTTGTTTGGGCGCACGCTCTCCGGCCTGGGGCAGAGCAACGATGCCGACGAGCGGATCTACGAAGAGCGGATAGCGATGGAGCAGGAGCACGGGCTCCGGCCCCAACTGGATAAGCTCTATCCGATCATGTGGCAATCGGAACTGGGCGAAGTGCCCGACGATCTGGAATTGGACTTTCCATCTGTGCGCGTGCTGACGGAAGAGGAAAAGGGCAAGCTCACCGTCGATACGGTCGCGAGCGTCACGTCGCTGCTGAATGTCGGTCTGTTCAACAAAGTCCAGGCGCTCAAAGAGATCCAACAGCAAAGTGCAATTACTGGTTTTGGCACGGCCATCCACGACGAGGACATCGCGGCGGCCGAGAAGGAAGACGCCGCTGGCTTCGGCGGTATGGGCGAGATGGCCGGCGGCGCTGAGTCTGAGTCCAAGCCTGGCGAGATGAAGGCGGGCAGCGGTGAATTGGGCGCGGAGCCTTCCGGCGAAGAGTTGCTGTCGAAGCTGGCCAAGGCATCCGATTCGCGGCCAGCGCCGGTCATTGTGAAAGGCGCTAAGGCTCGCGTGGTTCGGCGGTATGACTTCGCGGGGCTGCCGATTGCGGTGGAGTTTCCGGCGGCCGTTCGCCGCGTAATCAAGAACCGCGATGGCAAAGTGGTTTATGACTGCGTGCTCCCGAACGATTATGGATACATTGAGTCCACGTTTGGGCTCGACGGCGATGAGATCGACGTTATTGTTGGGCCGGATGAAAAATCCGACGCGGCGTACTGCGTAGACATGATTGACCTTGGGCCGGATGTTGCACAACGCCAAAATGAGCAGAAAATTCTGATCGGGTTCCCGGACCGAGAGTTCGCGACCGAAGCGTTCCTTGGGATGTACCCTGAATCCTTTATGGGACGGATGATCGAGATGCCGGTGCAGGCGCTCATCGAGAAGTTAGCATTCCATAAGGCGCTGACGAACAACGAGCGGGCGCTGGCGCTGGATGAGTTCGTGGAGTCGAAGCACCCGCGTGTCAAGGGTGGGGAAAACGCTGGTCAGTTCGGCAAGGGCAGCGGTGGTTCGTCAAAGGCCGAAGCGCATAAGCAAGCGCTCTCCGCCGCGCCAGCCGATCCGAAACAATGGCCTGAGCATATTAAGGCGCTCAAACTGCCGCCAGCATGGACGGACGTTCGCATCAACCAAAATCCAGACGCTGACCTGATGGCTGTAGGCAAGGATGCCAAGGGTCGTTCGCAGTACGTGTACTCTGAGCGATTCCAGAACACCCAAGCTGAAGCGAAGTTCACGCGTATCAAAGACCTCGATACCCAATTCGCTGGAATGCAAAAAGAAAATACTGGGCGGTTGCGATCTGATGATGCCAAGGTGCGCGACAATGCGGGATGTACTCGCCTCATCATGGCGATAGGCATTCGGCCAGGCAGTGAGACGGACACCAAGGCCAAGGTTAAGGCGTACGGTGCGACCACACTCGAAGGCCGGCACGTGGTGGTAGAAGACGGCCAGGTCTATCTGCGATTCACCGGCAAGAAGGGTGTAGCGCTGAATCTTCCCGTAAATGATCCAGCCGTCGCCAAGGATCTACAGGACCGCGCACGGCAGGCTGGCGCTGGCGGTAAGCTATACCCGCATGCGAGCGGTGGTTCGCTATTGGAATACACGCATACGCTGGACGGCGGCGGTTTCAAAACGAAAGACTTCAGGACTTTGCTCGGCACCCGCACGGCAATGAATCAGATCACCAAAGTTCCCGCGCCCAAGAATGAGAAGGAATATAAGAAACGCGTGATGGAAGTAGCGAAAACCGTCTCGGCGCGACTTGGCAATACGCCAGTCGTGGCGCTCACTTCGTACATATCACCGAGTGTCTTCTCTGGTTGGCGCATTTCGGCGAATGTATGAAATCATAGACTCCAAGATGTCGATACTGTCATCTATCTGTCCTATGAGTGTATTGCACGAACCGCACAACAGTCCTCTGACAAAACCAGTTTTATGGCAATGATCTACCGAGAGATATTCTCCGAGAAGAGA